TTTAGAGGCTACATGGATGAGTTTAGAATAACCAGTGGTGTTGCTAGATACACTTCAAGTTTCACACCTCCAACAGCAGGATTTCCAACATCATGACACAATACACAATTAACAAAAGTTATCCTAAACCTTTACCTCACAGAATAGTCTTATCAGACGGCACTACTCGTACCGACAACACAACATTTACAGATGTTGAGATAGCTGATGCTGGCTATACTGTAGCACCTGACATACCTTCACATACAGAAAGACAGCAAATATCTTGGAATGGTGCTGATTGGTATGTGCAAGACATGGTAGGTAACGAATACGATGTAAGAAAACATGCACAGAGTTTAATACTTAACTATTGCCCCGAATGGAAACAACGTAACATAACTAACAGGTCAATGGAGTTAGTTAATAAAGGTTCAGACAATTGGACGCCAGAAGAACTAACCGAGTATAATGCTAACCAAGCTATCTGGACTAAGATAAAAGAGATACGTGATGCGTCGAATGCACTAGAAGCTATGTCACCTATACCTCACGACTACTGGTTAGACGAACATTGGCCTAGTGATATAGGAATGTAAAACTTTAAAGGAGCCTTACAATGGCAATACAATTAGACTTAACATCGAGCCAGTATGGTACAGCATTTTCTGGTGCATACTTCAGAATAGTAACTGCATCAATCTCAAGAGTGCTAGGTGACAACTTCTCAGTAATTATTGACTGTAGTGGCTTTGCTACAGCAACACCTACAGATGATACACATCCTGTAGACTTCCGTAGATATAATGCACCATTAGCTACTATCGAAGCTACGGCTGGTGATGACTTCTTATCTAAGTGTTACACTTGGGTCATGACTCAAGATGACATGAGTGGTTCAACAGCAGTATAGTATGGCAACCATCCATGAAATAAGAGAGGCTGCTGAACGTAGTCTTGTTACATTCATTAAACTAGTTGCACCACAACGTGTACTAGGTAACTGTCATGAGGATGTGTGCAAGTGGTGGACTAGGCAAGATGCTAAGACACATCAGCTTCTCTTATTTCCTCGTGATCACGGTAAGTCAGCTATGGTAGCTTACAGGGTTGCTTGGGAGTTAACTAAGAACCCTACTCTAAGAATTCTATACATATCAGCTACATCTAACTTAGCTCAGAAACAGCTCTCGTTTATTAAGAACATATTCGAATCAGACATACACCAAAAGTATTGGCCTGAACACTTAAACAAAGATGAAAGTAAACGAGAGAAGTGGACTACTTCAGAGATTGCTTTAGACCATCCTGACAGAAAGAAAGAAGCAATACGTGACCCGTCTATTTTCACTGGTGGTCTTACTACTTCTCTTACAGGGATGCACTGCGATATTGCTGTACTCGATGACGTAGTTGTTTTTGAGAATGCTTACACTGGTGAGGGACGAAACAAGGTTAAGTCACAGTACTCACTTCTATCATCTATTGAGGGTAGTGAAGCTAAGGAATGGGTAGTAGGTACTAGGTATCACCCTAAGGACTTGTACTCTGACTTGATGGGTATGGAAGAAGATATATACTCAGACAAGGGTGAACTAACAGGTAAAGAAAATATCTATGAAGTACTAGAGAGAGCAGTAGAAGACGGAGGAGATGGGACAGGTGATTTCCTTTGGCCTAGACAACTACGTAAAGATGGTAAGTACTTCGGGTTTGACATTAAGATCTTAGCTAAGAAAAGAGGGCAGTACCTAGACAGGGTACAGTTTAGAGCACAGTACTACAACGATCCAACAGATCCAGATACACAACCTATAGCCTATGAGAAGTTTCAGTACTATGACCGTAAACATCTAAACAGAGATAATGGTCAGTGGCAGTATCAAGGTAGGAAGTTAAACGTTAGTGCAGCAGTTGACTTTGCCTACAGTGTAAGTAAACGAGCTGACTACACAGCTATTGTTGTAATAGGTGTTGACTTTGAGAATAACGTTTATGTCTTAGACATTGATAGATTTAAGACAGATAAGATCTCTGAGTACTTCAGACACATCTTAGACTTACTCAATAGATGGGACTTCAGAAAGCTACGAGCTGAATGTACAGCTGCTCAGTCAGCTATCGTAACAGAGTTAAAAGATAACTACATTAAACCTAACGGTCTAGCTTTAAAGATTGACGAGCATAGACCTAACCGTCACCAAGGTTCTAAAGAGGAACGTATAGCTGCTGCTCTTGAACCAAGGTATGACAACTTACAAATGTATCATTACCGTGGTGGTAACTGTCAAGTACTAGAAGAAGAACTAGTATCTTACAATCCAGCACATGATGACTGCAAAGACTGTTTAGCTGCAGCCGTTGAGGTAGCAATTAAACCGAGCATGTCAGCAATTAGAAGACATAAAACCGACAATAATGTCGTATTCCACCCTAAGTTTGGTGGAGTAGCATTTTAAATGTTGACATATTTATCACACTGTGATATAATTATCACATAGCTAGGAACTTGGAGTTAAAATGGCTGGCACTACTATTGACATTGAAAGTATTATAGATCCTCATACCCTAGCTGTGGAGATAGCTAACCGTTGGTCTTCATGGAATAGCTCTCGTTCTTCTAAGTTAGAAGAGTGGAAAGAGTTACGTAACTATATCTATGCTACAGATACTAGAACAACTAGTAACAATAAGTTACCTTGGTCTAACTCAACGACTACACCTAAGCTAACACAGATTGCTGACAACCTACATGCTAACTACTTTGCTGCATTGTTCCCTCAAAAAAGATGGTTCAGGTTTGAAGCTACAGATGCCTCATCAGATGTTAAGATTAAACGAGACATCATACAAGCATACATGGAGAACAAGCTAAGTCAATCTGACTTTGTTAACACAACAAGTAAACTTATTAATGACTACATACAATACGGTAACTGTTTTGCTACTGTAGACTTCAAAAGAAAAGTTACTAACTTTGAAGATGGTGACAGAGTAGTTAACTACGTAGGACCTAAGTTAGTACGTATCTCACCTTTTGATATCTGCTTTAACCCAGTAGCTGCTGAGTTCTCAGATACACCAAAGATTGTTAGATCTATTCTAACCTTAGGTGAAGTACAACGTATGGTTGAGACATCCCCTGACAAAGACTATATGAGTGGTGTGTTTGATAAGATGCTCGGCAATAGAGGATCAGCTAAAGGTAACGAAGTAGATGTAGATAAGTCAGAAGGTTTTGTAGCTGATGGTTTCTCTAACTTAACTGACTACTACGAATCTGACTACGTAGAGGTACTAACATTCTATGGAGATATCTATGATACACAGAAGGGTGAGTTCCTAAACAACAGAGTTATAACTATCGTTGATAGAGCCTACGTTTTATCTAATGAAGAGAACCCTAGTTTCTTAGGTAGAGATCCTATCTTCCATGTAGGTTGGAGAGACAGACCAGATAACTTGTACAGTATGGGACCACTAGATAACTTAGTTGGTATGCAGTACAGAATAGATCACTTAGAGAACCTCAAGGCAGATGTATTCGATCAGATAGCTTATCCTGTATTAAAGATAAGAGGTGATGTAGAGGACTTTGACTTCGAACCTAATGCTCGTATATACTTAGGAGATGAAGGAGATGTAGGCTACTTAGTACCTGACAGTACAGCATTGAATGCTGACTTCCAAATACAGAACCTAGAAGCTAAGATGGAGATGATGGCTGGAGCACCAAGAGAAGCTATGGGTATCCGTAGTGCAGGTGAGAAGACAGCCTTTGAAGTTAACCAGCTTATGACTGCAGCAGGTAGAATATTCCAACACAAGACTGCTCACTTCGAGAGAGTATTCTTAGAGCCAATCTTAAATGCTATGCTAGAAGTATCTAGACGTAACATGGATTATGAAGATACAGCTAAGGTACTAAACGAAGATACTGGTTTGTATTTCTTCACACAGATTACAAGAGATGACATTAAGTCTAACGGTAAGATTGTACCGATGGGTGCTAGACACTTTGCTGAAAGAGCACAACGTGTACAGAACCTAACTACTATGTACCAGATCAAAGCATCTGACCCAAGTGTTGCATC